AGATTTAAAAGTTTTACAACAAAAAGGCGACTTTACAAAAACAAACGGCGATGTAGTTAACGACTTAACTCGGCGAAGTGTTTCGTTTAGAGGAGTTCTAGTTAACCAAGGAAGAACGTATGCAGTCGAAGAAGGAATTCAGATGCGAGGGGATTTGATTTCCAAAATATTTTATCAGACTGCCAGTTTCGTATGTGTTCTTTTTAAATACAACGGAATCTCTAATCCATTTTCGCTAGACGTTAATGACTTAATAAAAGTACCAGACGGCTCTGCTCTATCTGGGATGTTGGTCAAACCGGTTGATATTAATGGAAATAATGAGAATTGGCAGACTTCTACTAGAAAGAAGAAAAAGACTGCGTTTATTTCTCCTAAAACTAAACAGGATAAGAATCGCCTTGACTATCTACAGGCTAATTCAGCAGCAACGGTGGCTCCGCCTAATATCGCTAAAGATAATTCAGTGAAGGTTGTTAATGGTAAAATTGTATTTGGAACCGACGTAACGTCAGTTAAGAAAGAAGATTGTCCTGATCCAATTTCTAGAACCAAGCTACAGGCAGCGTTAGTAAAAAATAAGATATTTTCATAATGGCATTGTCCGACCAAATACTATTATCGCTTGAGCCAAAGATAACTCCGCCAAGTATTGATGTACTGGACCTAGAAACACCAGACTCTACTAGACAGATTCGTAATCCGGACGCTTCAGGTTTTGCTCAGAATTTGGGTAGAAAATCTCCATTAATAATGATTGGGAATTCTAGAATGCCAGCTGATAGTATTTTAGGAATGACGGTTTTTACAAACTCATTAATTCCAACCATTCATGTCAGTGTGTTAGATTCGACTGGCTCGCTAACCTCAGTAGGGTACCCAAAAACCAAGCCCCTATTAACAGCGTACGTTGCAACTGGCCATCCTAAGCTTAAATCATTTTCTCAAACTTTCCTGATTACTGGAGTTCAGTCAATTCCAGTCGGAGGTTTTTCAGTTAGATATGAATTCTTTGGAGAGTTATATGTCCCTAAGTTAAATGGGAATTTTATAAAGTCCTATTCAAATATGACGTCTGCTCAAGCTTTAAAAAAGATAGCAGAGGAACTTGGCCTTGGTTTTGCCAGTAATGAAGATTCAACTAATGATGCAATGACTTGGATTAATCCTAATCTAAATTATAAATCGTTTATTAAACAGGTAACAGATCATTCATACAAGAACGAAAAGACGTTTTTTGACTGCTTTATTGACAGGTATTATGTCTTAAATTTTATTAACGTAGAGAAGCAATTTAAACAATTTAAAGATGACGCTGAAATACCTCAAAGTTATCCATCGTACGCGACTGATTACTTAGACGTAAGCCGTGCAGAAAAAGGTGGAAAGTTAGATTCGACTGAATCGACTATTTCATTAGTTCTATCAAACGCTGAAGTTGGAACAACTATGTCAGATCTAAAGATTCTTGAGTACTCAATGATAGGTGACAATGGTGATATCCTAAAAACTGAAGGATTTCGAAAGAGGGTTGTTCTATACCGCCACGGAGAAGAATCTCCAGTAAAAGACTGGTATTCTGAGCCTTTATCTGAGCCTTCACCTGATGGATTAAGCGTGTATCAGGCCCCTGAATTAACTGATTATTTGGAAAATGATATTGTTAAATGGGCTGGGACAGATTACCTTAACTCTCACACTAATTATAAATTCTCAAAATTATTAAACACACATAATAAAATTGAAGCTGAAAAGAATGTATTGAAGGTAAAACTTCCAGGATTCAATCAAAATATACTAAGAGGAAGTAGAATAAAGGTTAACATTTACTCAAGTCGTGCAAAAAAAGCGTATGACGATAGTTTAAATGACGATAAAACTCAAACTAATTCGCAAAAGCCAGAGATTGCAGATAAAGCTAGATCAACTGACTTAGTACTTGATACAAATTTAACTGATACGTATTATGTTAAAGATATCGTGTACCGATACAACCCGCTAAACGAATCTACATCGTTCACTACTGAAATTTTATTAAGTAGAAGAAATTGGATTCCTGCACAAAAAATGGAAAATAAAGTTTAATTATGGCAGTAGAATTTAAAACAAACGGCCCAAGAAGATGGAAACAGTTCGTAAAGAGTTCCATATACGATATTCAGGATCCAGTATTCTTGACTTTTGATATTGATTTTTTTCCACCTAAATATTCAAATGATGGAGAAATGGCTCTGTATTGGGACCAGTTATTTGCAAATCCTAATACTGATAAAACAATAAATACATACAATGTAGTAGAATGGTCAGCAATTGACTTCTTAACTGCATACGATTCGCCGTGGACAAGGGCATACGCTCATCACTTAACCTCGGCGCAGGCTAATTTACAACTACTACAGAATTCTCCATGGTATTTTCAGTCAATAGCAGGAATAGATTCATTATGGAAAGCAGCAAGTAGAATAAAGGAGGGTAATAAAAAGGCTGAAATCACAATTAACTGCATTGATTCTATACAGCAACCATTACTTAAGTTTGCAGAAAATTATAGACGAGCTATATACGATCAGGATAAATTAGCGTATACTCTTCCGGATAACTTAAGAACATTTGACATGACAATTACTCTATTTGAAATAAGAGATATTAGGGATGATAACGGCCGCTTAGAAAGTGGAGTACAGCAGTTAAAGTACAGACTAAGTCGTTGTGAGTTTGATTTTGATGGATTTATGAGCGGCCCAACCTCGCTTGAAATGAAGGCGTTCACTCAAGATCAGCCATTTAACACTTCATTTAAGATTAAAGCTGGATGGGTAACCGAAGAATCAGAATCTTCAGCTCAATCTGATTATCAGTCTCTTGGTATTTTCTCAGGTTTAGCAAATAGCCTAGAAGGAAGAGCTCAGCGCTTTTTATCAAGTGCAGCAAGTCTACCTGCAAGATTAATAGGCGACTTAACTAACCAATTACAGACTAGACTTGAAACCGCATTATCGCAAAATGTGTATAATAGAACAAATGAAGTACTTTCAACTAATCAGGTATTCGGGCGAAGATCGCCAGTTGGGCCGGTTGGAGGACAGACTGTAGGAGATGACACTTACCCAGGATCAGATGTAAAACCAAATGTATCAGATGGTTCATTGGGGGATGTTTATCCATAAAATATAGAATAGCGAATGAATCCAAATCACGATATAATGAAGGATCCTACTGGGTCGGATCGCCTAACTACTAAGTATTTAGGAGAAGTCGTTGATGTGACTGATCCTCTAAGAGAAGGTCGCTGTAAAGTTAAAGTATTTAGCCTATTTGATACGTTGCCAGTTGAAGATATTCCATGGGCAGTTCAATCTCAAAAGCCCGCATTTTTCGGGCAGGACGCAAAGGCTGGATCAATATCAATTCCTAAAAAGGGAGCGATTGTTAATGTGAGATTTAATAATGGTGACTTATATTCGCCAGAGTACGAACAGGTTCAGGAAATAGGCGACGATATTAAGGAAGAGCTTAAGAAGAGTACAGAATACGAGTACGAAGGAGCTCACTATATCCTATTTGATGGAGATGAGCAGATAAAATTCTGGTTTAATAAAGGTCGAGGGTTAACTCTTGAAATGAAAGACTCTTACCTAAATATTGATCAAAATTCAAAAATTGAATTGTATCACAAAGACGGCCTTTCCTCAGTTGAATTAGATGGAAACGTAATCACAGTAATGAGCCAGTCTCAAGTTAACGTTATTTCCAATTCAATTAAAACAAGCGCACAAACAGTTCACGTAGATGGAAAGACTACCCGATTGGGTTCGTCAAATGTTGTTGAAAGTGCAGTGATGGGTGATTCAATGTTTGCAGCTCTTATGGGATTAGCTGCAATGGTTGATGCTAAAATGCCTTCTACTGGAGCGGCAGCTCAATCTCTAATTAATAACATGAAAGATCAGATCCTATCTGAAACCGTATCAATTGGGCGTTAATCCAAATTGATCTTCACATTTAACTAATTCAAGCTCAGTATTTAAGTGACTAATTGCATCTCCGAAATGGATTGCATTATAGGTAAGTTTACCGGTGCTCTTAGCACGGTCAATATCTTCTGATAAAGTAGGTAACTGTTGTCTATTTCTAAAATATCGACTTGACGCTTGGTATTTTCCAAGCAAGTCTTCTCTGACCATTTCCATGTGATGCATCGTTATAACTCCTGGGTCAAATACTCGCGATCTTTCGTATGAGTCATCCGCTATTCCGCGAGTAGGGTCTATATCAGAAAACATGAATTGCACTGAATGATGCCTACTGGCCGATCCTATCTTGTAGATAAATGGGACCTTAAACTTGGAGTACCCTTGGTGTAGAGTTGGCGTTACGTAATTTATGTACTTAACCGCAGTCGCATGTAAATTATTATCAATGATTTGTCGCTTAGCTTCGTCAAATTCGTCTTTAACATAGAATTCATCCGCGTCCATTGAAAGATAATGGGTTGCTCCTAATTCAAGAGATTTTTCCAATAGGCTTTGACGTTTATTGCACTCATAAACCTTAGCTCTCAGCACATCTTCAGCAGTGGTTAGGGATGATGGTACAAAGTCTGTGAATACTATTATGGCGTCAATTAATCCTTTCTTCTTGAGTCTCTCTAACATTGGAACTAGGTTAGGAGAACACTCAGTGTTTCCCCAAGAAACAGTTTGATATGACACGAGAACAAGGTCAACTGATTCTCGGATTGAGCGTATTGATTGCTCTAGTGTCTCTAGTCCGTCAAAGACAACGTATCCTGCTGATAATTTCATAATTAAAGTTTTTCAAAATATCCGCCTACTTCAAAAGACGAATTCATGTTAATTGAGCCTGCTTTAGTTGGAATAAATTTAGCTGGATCAACTAATCTAAAGTCAACTGATACTCGAGTAGAGTCAGAGGTGTTTGTTTTATTTCCATGAAGTAGATTAGCTCCATTAAATACTAAAATTTCTCCGTATTTTACAGTATACGGCATGAAATCTTCCTTTCCTTCAGAACTTTCCATCCAAATAGTATTGGTCTCGTTAGTATCAGTAAATGGCATCC